GATTATTATGGTGTTTTGAGTAAAGTTGAAAGTATTGATGAAACAGATATTGCTAAAGCGCAGAATACTGCAAATAATCTTTTATCTAAATTGAATAAGATATTTAGATCAACATCATTTGATGTAATTGGAGTTGATGGAGCTGAAGAGATAAGAGCAAATAGAAAAATATATATTCAGCTTGGAAATAGATTAAACGCATACTGTAAGATTAAGAGTGCATCACATAGCCTAAGTAAAGGCTATCATAAAATAAGCATGAATTTGGAGTGGTAATATGGATTATGATGTTGTTTTAGCAAATGAATTACATAAAAGAAATAATATTAAAGTTTCTGAAGCTTTAAGAGGTGAAGTATTAAGCGTAAATCCGTTGAAAATTGGAATAATGCAGAATAAAGTAATACTAGATAATGATTGGATTTATATATGTAGCAGAGTAGCACAAGAGATATTGAATTTTAATATAAAGCTTAATTCTATTGCAGATCATGGAGCAATTGAAACAAATGGAACTATTCAAATTAAAGATTTATTTAAAAAAGGTGATTATCTTATGTGTGTTCCTACAGAAAATGGACAAAAATATTTTATAGTAGACAAGGTGGTGGGGTGATGTTTCCTAGTCAAGATAACAACATTACATCCACATCAAACGATATAGGTCAGGGAGTTATCTTAAGTTATGATTTTGAAATTGGAGATTTTAATATGAAAGATGGAAAGCCTATTGAACTTACTGGATTAGAAGCTTTAAAGGTATGGATTAAAAAGGTGTTGAAAACAGAAAAACATAAATTTAAGGTATATACAAATACTGATTCACAATATGAATATGGGGTTACAATAAGAGATTATATAAATAATTCTAATTTGCCTTATAATTTTAAAATTGCTGAAATACAGAGAGAAATAACTGAAAGTTTAATGGTTAATAGTAGCATTAACTCTGTAACAAACTTTAATTTTGAAAGAGAAAAAAGAACACTTAAGATTACATTTACTATAAATACAATTTATGGAGTAAGTGATGAAGAGGTGATATATTAATGAGCAGTGAAAAAATATTACAAGAAATGATAGAGTCTATAGATAGTAAGTTTGATACATCTAAAGGCTCTTTTGTTTATGATATTTTAAATGCTGGAGCTATTAAGTTTGCAAATTATGATAAATCTATTGATGAAAGTATTGAAAAAAGATTTGTAACAACATCAGGTGGAAAATATTTAGAATACAATGCTAAAGATCATGGCGTTACTAAGAAAACTTCAAAGCAATCAACAGGAGTTGCTACTGTTGAAGGAAAAGTTGGAGCTACTGTTAAAAAAGGAGATAATGTGGCAACAGATAATGTTAATTTCGAATTCACACAAAACAGAGTTATTGGCAATGATGGATACGTTGATGTTCCAGTAAAATGCATTACTTATGGATCTATTGGTAATGTTCCAGCTGGGGCAATAAAATATTTTCCTAAAACAATAGACGGACTATATGCAGTTACTAATAAAGAAGCAATAGATAATGGATATGATGATGAAGATGAAACTTCTTTAAAAGAAAGATTCTTTAAAAAGGTACAAACTCCAGCAACTAGTGGAAATCCAGCACAGTATGAAGAATGGGCAGAAAGTCTTGATTCTGTTGGAAAAGCCAAATGTATAAGGTGCTGGAATGGTAATGGAACAGTAAAGGTAATAATCGTTGATGCAAATATGCAGCCAGCATCACAAGAAATATGTAATGAAGTTAAAGAGTATATTGAAAGTGTTAGACCTGCATGCAGTGGCGATTTAACAGTAGTAAGTGCTATAGATATTGATATAATTTTAAAAGCTAAATTAGTTTTAACTAGTGATGGCATAAGTAAAAGTGATGTTATAAAGTCTATAAAAGATAATATTACTACTTATTTAAAAAAGACAGCACTAGGATCTAATCACGTTTCATATAGTAAAATTGGTGGCATAATACAAGCTACAGAAGGAATTGAAGAATATACAAATTTATTAATAAACAATGATATAAGTAATGTAAATATTGGCGAAGAAGAAGTTGCCACTTTAGGGGTGGTTGAGTTTGAATAGTAAAGAATTACTTGATTTACTTCCAGATTATTATAATAAGTCTGAACTTGTTGAAAACATTCTAAATGCTTATGCATTGCAATTTACTAAATTAAAACAAAAGTATGATAATGCAACTAAACAAATGAGTTGGAGAACTGCAGACACAGATATATATAGATATGAACAGGAATATGGATTATCTAATAATACATATTCAATTGAATATCGTAGAGCAGCAGTTGGAAGTAAAATAAAAGGTCAGGAAACAATAACAAAAAAAGTTCTAGAGGATATACTTTTAGACTATTGTGATAAGGTTGAAATTACTGTACACAATAAAGAATTTTATCTTGAAATGCATTTAACAGTAAATGCTTTGTTTGTTGATTTAGTAGAAAAAATTATAGACCTAGTTTTAATTTTAATACCAGCTGATTTTGGACTTAAAATTTCAATAATGGTTGATAGAACAGCAAAAGGAAACATAAATGTAGCTTCTGCTTTTTCTAATACTAGCTATTATAAATTGAGTTCGTATCTTTTAGAAAATTATAAATTCAAAGCTAATCTTATAAATGCTAATAAAGCAATAAATACAAACAGTTATACATTAAGATAGGGGATGAAATAATGGCAAATTTTAAACAAACAGTAATTACTAAAGCAGCTCATAATTTAATTGCAAAGTCATTGTCTGGTAGCGCAAATATTAATTTTACTAGAGTTGCAACAAGTAAATATGATTATAAAAGTTTTTCACAATCCAAACTAGAGAGCTTAACATCTTTAGAAGATATAAAACAATATGTTGCAGTTGATAAAGTAGAAAAAATAGGAGAATCAAGTGTTAATGTAAGTGTTAAGATTACAAATGCTAATATTACAGAAGGATATTATGTTAATACAATTGGATTGTTTGCTATAGATCCTGAAGAAGGAGAAATATTATATTCTGTTACAGTAGCAGAAACCGCTGACTATTTTCCAGCCGATAACGGAGTTAATTGTTCTGGAATTAATTTAGATTTAGTAACAGAGGTTTCTAATGCTTCTAATATTAACATAACAGTTAATTATGCAGGATATGCAACTAATGAAGATATAGATAAAGTTAATTCGCAATTGAATGATATTACGAATAGTGGTTATTTTGATATTTCAAAAGATGCTAAAGGAGCAGATTACAAAACAATTAAATCTAATGGGTTTTATAGAAATGTAACAGGAACACCAACAGTAGGAACAAGTGGTGTATTGCAAGTTATGGCTAATACTGATAAATGGAGCGTAGTCTATAGATGGAGTACTATAAGTAATGCAGTTATTACAGAATATATATCATGTAAAGATGGAGACAATTATTCGCAGTGGAAACAAATAAGTAATAATCAAAATAAGGAAATTGAATTACCATTAAATAGTCCTTATTTAGAATATGCTGGGGTTAGTGCTGGATATTCTAATAAAATAATAAGAAAAGATAATGGAACTATAATAATATCATTCTGTGTAAAAAAAGCTGATGGGAGTAGAATATCTGCTAACGAATTAATGGCTATAGCAAATATTCCAGTTGGTTATAGGATAAAAGCATGTTTTGGTTCAGCTTCTATATGGGGAGGTTTCAAACAAAGTTTGACTTACATTGACGGTAGTTATACGTTAACATGCAGAGCAGTTGAGGAGGGTGAGGCTATAGTTGGAAATATAATAGGGGAGGCGATTTAAAATGTTTGGAATAGTTATAGATAGTAATGGATTTAAAATCGAGTTTATTAGCTTGAATAAAAACAATGAACCTGAGAAATATGATTTAAGAGATGGTGAAAAAATAGTTACAACTGACTGGAATATAGCTAACACTATGCTTAAACCAAAATGGGAAAGTACTACTTTATCATGGATAGAAACAGCAACAGAAGAAGAAATAAAAAAGGCATGGGAAGAAAAAAATAAACCTTTGCCAGAAGATCAGACAGATTTATTAAAAATGGAGCTGGCTGAAAATACAAAAGATTTAGCTAAAAAAGATTTAGAGATAGAACAACTACAAAAGGATATTGCAGATATAACAAAACAATTAGCATTAGGAGGTAATATATAATGGATTGGGAAGAAAAAATAGAGAGATATTATAGTTGGGGATGCTATAATAATGCAGATGTTTGGGATTTTGTAAGTTATAAGAAAATAACAACAGATCAATATAAAAAGATAACTAAAGTAGAATATACAGAACAAAGACCTGTAATTTAATTCGAAATAGATTAAAGTAATGTAGAAAAAATAGATTAGCACTGGTAAAGGTGTTTTTTTATTGCAATAAAAAGAAAGGGTTTAAAATATATTATATTTAAAATGGTAAAAATTTACTAAAATTCTTAAATATAAAAGAATTTGTATTACGATTATTGTTGGATTTTACCATATATAAAGTTAAAATATTTTATGGACGCGTTCAATAACGGAATTAAGGGAGAAATAATATATAATGAAAATTTATTTTAAAAAATTTAGCATGATATTTGTAATGACTTTTGCTATTATATTGGGATGTTGTACTAGTGTTTTTGCTGCAGATGATACATATACTGAAAATCTGGTACCAACTATGACAAGTAATTCAAATCCAAGCGGAAGGGTTACATATAGCTCTTTTTGGAATTACGATTGGACAGCATCTCAAGCATTTGATAAAAAAATAAACAATTTTGGATGGTGTACTAGCAATGATTGTCCTACTGGATGGCTTGCATATGAATTTGATGCACCTAAAACAGTAGCAAAATATTCAATTGCAGCTTGCACAGTACAAAACAACGCTTCACCAAAATCATGGTCATTTGAAGGGTCAAATGATGGCTTAAATTGGAATATATTAGATGAGAGAACTGGTGAAATTAATTGGAAGGACAATGAAAAAAGAATATATTTATTCAATAATTCTATAGCATATAAAATTTATAGAATTAACATAAAGGAGTCTAATAATTCAAGATATTGTGTAATTTCAGAATTAGAAATGATGGGGAAAATACAAAATAATATAGAATCAATAACATTAAATCAATCAACATTAGAACTGCCAATAGATATATCAAAACAATTAACATCAATAACGACTCCGGCAGGAGCTCAATTAGAGTGGTCATCAAGTGATAAATCAATAGCTGCGGTAGATGCAAATGGTAAGGTAACAGGAATAAAAGAAGGACAAGCAATAATATCAGCACAAATCAAAGATACAGATATAAAGGCAATTTGTATAGTTACAGTAACTAAAAAAAATACTCCGATAGAACCTGAACAGCCAACAGATTCAGAGTATATAATTAATACTGCTAATGCTAAAGGTGACAATACTAATAATGCTAGTGGCTCAGTTTCAATTAAATTCAATGGAACAGCTGAAACTACATTAAGTGTTGTGAAAACAGCAGATGTAAAAGAAGTGTGGGTAGGGGATACTTTCACTTATACGATAGTAGTTACTAATACTGGCTCAAAAACAGCTAAGGCAGTAATAATTAATGATAGTGCTCCCAATCATATTGATTTTATAGTTGATAGAGCAACAACTACTAAAGGTAAAGTTGACGAAAGTTCAACTTCGAAAAATATTGTAATAAATGTTGGAGATATAGAACCTTCAGAAACAGTTACAATTAAAATACCTGTAAATGTAGTTGCTTAAATATGTAGGTATATTAATATAAATAATAAATGAGTTTTACAAAAGACACTTACTTAAATGTAGGTGTCTTTTAATGTTACTTCACAATAGGTTAAAATTGTGAATATGTTATAATAAGAAGAAGGAAGTAGCTTAACAGGTAAAGCAGTATGTGAGAGGTAGCATAGCTGAAAGACGTTCGACTCGTCGTGAATAGTGGTATTTCTGATGTAGGTTCAACTCCTACCTTCCTTTTTAAGTCTTTGATTAATTTCAAAGGTTAATTATGTAAACCTAGAAAATTAAATATTCAAAAATTGCATAAAAAAATAAAACCAGGGAAATCTATTATTGTCACATAAAAGAAATGCCTGGTTTTACTTATATGCAAATAGGGACTTTTCCCTGCTTACATATAGTATTATAACCAAGTCTTTTAAAGTTATTCAAAATTAATTAATTTTTTGTTTTGTTATTTTAATAAGAAGGTGGTTAAGATGAATTGTAATGAAGAGTTTGTAGTTAAAGCATTAGGAAAATTGACTCTTGAATTTAATTATGATTGGGAAAATCAAAAGAAAATTAGAGAGTTGCTTCATATTTGTTTATATAATTATGAAGTTGTTAGTGCTGAAAAATCCCTGATTACAAGTGATTTAAATGAAAAAATATTATTATACTTACAAGTTAAAAAATTAGAAAATTATTCAAAGGCTACTTTAAGCAATTATATGTATACTTTGAGGAATTTTTCAACGTTTATAAATAAGCCAGTAAGTACTATAACTAAGAATGACATACGATACTTTATGGCAATAAATTATACAAATTTAAAACCAAGTACTGTAAATAATAAATTAGCATCGTTGAAGGCTTTTTTCGAGTGGATGGAACAGGAAGAAATTATTCCTAAAAATCCAGCAAGACATCTTTCAGGAACACGATTACCAAAGAGATTAAGGAAGTCTTTAACAATAGAAGAGCTAGAAAAAATAAGGCTTGTATGCAAAGATGTAAGAGAACGTGTACTAATAGAGTTTTTATTTGCAACAGGATGCAGGATCAGTGAGGTTGTTAAGGCTAATATATCAGATTTAGATTTGAGTAATAATTCACTTAGAGTCATAGGAAAGGGAGATAAGCAAAGAATTGTATTTTTCTCTGATAAAACAAAATTACATTTAAAAAATTATATAGATACAAGGAAAGATAATGAAGATGCTTTATTTATTTCTTCTAAATTTCCATATAATAGAATAAGTAAAAGGGGGTTAGAATTAATAGTATCAAAAATTGGAGAGAGGTCTAATATAGGAAAACCTGTATTTCCACATTTATTAAGACATACAATGGCAACATTGGGATTGCAGAGTGGTGCAGACATTACTACAATTCAACACTTATTAGGGCATACAACACCATCTACAACACAAATTTATGCTGAAAATAGTCTTGATAATTTAAAACATGAATATAAACAACATTTTAATTGTTAAAAAGAGATTAGAGAAATCTAGTCTCTTTTTATATGTGAAAGGAAGTGCATTATGGAAACAATAAGCATTGCATTAATTTGCACTATAGTAGGTGTGTCAATCAGTTATTTAACATTTCAACGCAATAAGGATAATACAATAAGAGCAGAAACTAGGGAAGATGCAGAGACAAGAGCAAAATTAGATTATATATCAAAGGGGGTAGATGATATAAGGTTAGATCAAAAAGCTCAAGATAGAAAAATAAATGAAATAATTGAAAGAGTGGCAAAAGTAGAAGAAAGTTCAAAATCAGCACATCGCAGAATTGATAATATTGAGAAAGAAGGAAATTAAAATGGAAAATATAATGAACTATGTTGCAGAAAATGCATTAATTCTTATTCCGGTATTATATATACTAGGATACATGCTTAAAGGGACTCAGAAAGTCGAAGATAAATACATTCCTATTGTTTTACTTCCAGCTGGAATTGTACTGGCAATGCTTATAGTTGGAGTTAATGTAGATGGATTTATTCAAGGTGTATTAATAACAGGGGCAGCAGTTTATGTAAATCAATTAGTAAAGCAAATCAGCAAATAAGGTGTTCATGACGAACACCTTATTTTAATATAAAAAATAGAAAGAGGGAATGGAAAAAATGAAACATATAATATCAGTAGGTCATACTTCAAGTGGTAATATTGGATGTGGAGCAGTTGGAAAATTAAATGAATCAAATTGCACAAGGGAAATAGGCCCAGCAGTAGCAGATTATATTAAAATCGCTGGAGAAGAATCGGTATTGTTAAGGATAGATAAATCAAATTCATATAATTACGAGGATTGCTATGTAAGAGCATCACAAGCTAATGAAATAGGAGCAGATACATTTACAGAGATTCATATAAATGCTGGTGGAGCTGGTGCAAGTGGAGTTGAAGTTTTACTTAATTCTATGGATAGTCGAATGAAACCTTATGCAGAAAAGATATGTGAGAATATTTCATTAGCTTTAAATATACCTAATAGAGGAGTTAAAGTACAATCACTAATTGTATTAAAAAGAACATCTATGCCAGGTATGTTAGTTGAATGCTGTTTTGTAGATTCGCCAGATGCAGAAAAATATAATCCTAATATAATTGCTAAAGCTATAGCTGGAGCATTGGTTAATAAAGATTTATCAGAAGATGATTCTGTAAAATTAGGTTGGAATAAATCAGATGATAACAGATGGTGGTATTGCACAGATATACAAAATAAGAATTACTATAAATCTGAATGGAAACTCATAGATGGAAAATGGTATCTATTTGACTATTATGGTTGGTGCATAACTGGTTGGGTTTATTATCAAACATATAAAGATAAAAAAGATGTATGGTATTACTTAGATTCTATGAATTGCGATATGGCAATAGGTTGGAAGAATATAAAGGGAGAATGGTATTATTTCAATAATGATGGTGAAATGCAGACTGGTTGGATTAAAGATAATGGTAAAGACTATCTTCTTTATTCTAGTGGAGCTATGGCACATGATACAACAGCTTATGGTTACAGTTTTGACAGCAATGGTGTTGCTACTAAAATTTAATATGATATAATGTTTTAGGCTAGATTGCACAAATATAGCTTTAACAAAAGTCAGCATGTAAAATTAATCACTTACATGCTGACTTTCAAAGTTATTTAATTCTATCTAAGAAGGAATTAAATGAATTAATGCTTTGAGGATAAAAGACTATATTTTCTATATATCCATCACTATTTTTAAACAGTGATATTTCACCATCTCCAAAATCTTTTATATTTTTAAAAGTAAGCATTCCATTCAAATCTGAATAATTACTTCCAGTAATATCTATTCCAAACTTTTTAAATAACTTATCTTTATCATATTCTTTTACTTTATCTTCTTCAGCTAAGTCATATGATAAGTATATTATTGAATTATTTGTATCATCAAAAATTACTTCCTCATCAGTAAGAGGATTATATACATATTTGTAGTCACTTACTTTTTCGGGTTCCTTATTAATAAATTTATTTATATCGTCTAGTGAATAATTCCCCAAATTTCTTGCATCTATTAATACTGAATCATTTTCATTTGAACTTATTTCATCATTTAGGGCTGTAGAGTCTACTGCAGTTTCAGACGCAGCATCATTATTTGATTGTTCGGTTGTTGAGCCACACCCTAAAATACTAACTGTAATTATTCCACACATTAAAGTAATTAAAATTTTTTTCAT